CAACGCACAAGAGATTACAGCCGATTATTGGCTGATTTTAGAAAAGAATACACAGGCTGAAATCGATGACCTGATTGAATTCAGAGGTCTGAGATTAAAGATCATTGGTCTTCATCCGAGATTTAGTATCCGAGGAGATCACGATCACACAGAAGCCACGTGCAAAATTTGGAACGAAGCGAGCGACGAATGATTGATTTTTTGGCATTAGCAAAGCGACTTGAAGAGAAGGGTTGCGGAAAATGCGCAAAAGATATTTTCGTTGACACCTTACCCTCAGAAAGTTCGACGGGAATCGTACTTCGTTCATCAATTTCTGGCGACACAATCGACTATGAGCTTCCAGGATTTATGAAAGCGACTTTTCGATTGATCGCAAGAGCGGCGAATCACGGCATTGGACAAGAGATGCTTCAAAAGGCTACTGATGCGCTTTACATAGAGCAGTCGGAGGTTGTTGGCAGTATGAACGTTCGCGTTTGCAGACCGATCACCACTCCAATGATTTTCCCTTTGTCAAACGGTAATTTGCGTGAGTTCTCAGTAAATATGCGAATTATCTATGACGAACTTCCGCCTGAAAAGGTAGAACCACCTTCAATTTCAACAACAAAAACAAGAAAGAAAAATGGCAAGTAATACAAAAAATGTAAAACTTGGCGTATGCCGTGTTTATTTCGGTGACAAAGAAGAAGACCTTGGCTATACCAAGGGCGGTGTTGATGTTTCTATTGCAACAGAAACACATGAAGTTACCGTTGATCAGCTCGGTAATACTCCAATTAACGAGTACATCACTGCTCGTACCGCTGAAGTGACTGTTCCTTTAGCCGAAACAACTCTTGAAAACGCTGTCAAGATTATGCCTGGCGCAAAACTTCTCACAGACGCAGAAGATACAACGAAGCGTTATGTTGAAGTTCCGACTGGTTGCGGTCTGTCCTTGCTGGACTATGCTCAGAGACTTCGTTTGCATCCGATTGCAAACGCTGAAGATAACCGCGAAGATGACTTTATTCTCTTCCGTTCTGCCACACCGGGTCAGATGGATTACTCCTATAACGTTGATGAAGAAAGAGTCTTCTCCTGCACCTTCAAGGGTTATCCTGATGAAGACGGCAAGCTCTTTGCTTTAGGTGACGTTACCGCTATGGCAAGCGGAGAAGCACCCAAACCCGATGAGGGAGACAAAGGAAATTTTGATTCTGCCGCCACTTACGACACTCCCGTGACGGGCGTTTATACAGGTATTCTGCATGACGCCTCTAATACCGTTGCAGATAATGCTATCTGCACTGGCTATTCGGTAGTCGCTAAGAGCAACGGCGGCAATCAGGTCAAGGTTTCCATTAGCGCAACTGATGTTGTCAATCACCAAAATGGTCAGGGCAAGATGGGCCATTGGGTTGGCTTTGCAATCGTTGCTCCGACGGGTGTTGACGGCTTTAAGTATGCCAAGGGCGCTGACGGCGTTTTAGGCGCAGTTAACCCGCTTGAAGAAAATGTAAAAGATACAGAAAGCGGTTTTGCTATGTATGTTGACCATACTCAAAACGGCATGGCTGACTCTGTTATCAAGTTGCAGTGGACTAAGGGCGGTGCAGATGAAGGCGCTATGACTTACTACGTCATTGATACTTCTGGCGTGACTAACGCTTAACCTCAACAATTATGGCAAAGACCCCCAAAAAGATCACCTTGAAAGAGGTGAACAATGATGAATGGGGGTCTTTGTATTTGCAGTTAGAAAAGCTCAAGCAAAGAGTACCCCAAGCTGGCAAACGACACCTTTATAGAGAAGCCGAAAGAGTCCGAGATATGGCTAAGAAAATGGCACCTTTTGACGAGGGTTTCTTAGAGGGCGCTATACAAGTTGAGTCTTTCAATAGAGAGGGCGGTAAGGGACAGCTCCGAAACGAAAAAGGTCAGTTTGAATCCAATACCTTCGTGATTGGCGTCGATGCGAATGCTATGGCAGACGACAATATGCGAGTTGGAGATTACGCTGTTGAAGTTAACGAAAATCTTCCTCCGAGTGTTGGGGCGCCTTGGTTTAAAGGTAAGGGGACAATCGCCAAACAAGAAGACACAGGTGTTGAAGCTGGCGGTATGTTCATGGCTCGCGCTTGGGACTGGGCTATGGCCGAAGGCAACATCGTCGGAAATCTCAAACAAGCCCTAAAGAAGAGAATCAAAGATTTCATCCGACGCAGAAAGTAATTGATTTTATTTTAAAAAGATGCTAATATAAGTAGTTAATTACTTACTATTAGTCAGTACAAAAGAACAACAATAAATGGCTGGCGTTTACGATACAAAAAACATCAAATTAGGCGTTTGCCGAGTTTCTTTCGGTGGCGTTGATCTCGGATACACCAAAGGTGGTGTTGACGTTTCCATTACTACAGATACTCACGAAGTAAACGTTGATCAGTACGGCGATACTCCTGTAAACGAAATTGTTACTTCCCGCAGAGTTGAAGTAACGGTTCCGCTTGCAGAAACGACGCTCGAAAACGCCATTTCAATCATGCCTGGCGCGTATCTTGTCACTGATAAAGAAGATGCGACCAAACGCAGAATCGAGGTTCCTACTTCTATCGGAACTTCTTTAATCGACATTGCTCAAGAACTCGTTCTTCATCCTGTAACTAACGAAAGTTGGGAAAGAGAAGATGATTTTGTGCTTTACAAGTGCGCAACTTCAGGTTCAGTCGAATTCAGCTACAAGCATGATGAAGAAAAGATTTATCCAGTGAAGTTCAAAGGTTACACAGACGATAGAGGAAGACTCTTCGCTATGGGCGACATCACTGCAACTGCTTAAATTTTATTGTGCAGGTTGCGATAAGAAGAAAGAAAAGGGCAATCTGCACATTTTTTTAACAACCTACCTTTTCACAAAACAATGACAAAACTCTTAAACATTGACACCATTGCTCCTCTTGAAAACCGTTCTATTACGCTGAACGGCAAGACTTACAAAGTTTCCGAAACAACCGTTAAATTGTTCTTGGAAATTGCAGAATTTGAAAAGCAAAACGCAAACGTTGAAACACTTCAAGATCAGATCAAAGCAATGACGACTTTGATTAGCAAATTCATTCCTGATCTGCCAGAAGAAGTGTTGATGGGAGCAACGATTGAACAGCTCGGTACGATTGTTCGGTTTATCCGCAACGACATCCCTGACGAAGAGTTAGAAGGTTCTGTCAAACCTCAAGAATCTCCCGAAGTTACCGAAGAGGCGACAGCAGAGGGAAAGTAACACCACCGACAATCGAAAGTATCGACTTTGGATACTTCTTTTGTCGGGTTATGCACTTTTATGGAATCGGCTATAGAGAGTTACTTTCTGTACCGATTCGTTTTTTTTGGACATTAAGTTCAAATATCGACCGCATACAAGCGTCGTTTGATGTCAGAAACCTCAGTCTTCAGCACGTGGCTGTAGCTACTGGAATGACAGGAGGAGAAGGGGTCAAGAAATTGCGTGAAAGTCTTGAAATGCAAATTGGCGAAACGCAGAAGGTTAAATTTGACCCAATGAGCGAAAGATTAAATCGCTCTCAGTTTAACGAACTGAAAAACACGATTCGCAGACAAAACAACAAGAATAAGAAATAAGGCGAAAGATGTCAGATATTATCAGCTCACTGTCCGTATCTTTAAACTTAGATGCGCAGAGATACCAAAAGCAGATTGACGAGTCTAAAAAGAAGACTAATCAATTAGAGAAACAGTTGCAGGATGTTCAAAAGAAAGGACAAGAAGCGGCTGATGCTCTGGCGTCTAGTTTTCAAAAAGGCTCTGAGAAAGCGGCTTCTTCTATCGGAAAGATTGCTGAGGAAATAGCAAAGGTTAGAGATCAAGCAATTAAGACAACTAGTGCCAATTCGCTTGCGTCCCAACTTCACGGTAGAACGACCAATCCGTATCTAAAAGGCGGAGCGGGAAAACAGATAAAACGACTTCAAAATTTAGACGGTTCGCTTCAAGTTTTTGAAAGTTTATTTGGTAAGTTTTCTGGCGGGAAAACAAACTTTACAG